CGAAAGACTTGTTTCGCACGGAAGCCAGACCGTATAAGGTACAGGTTTATGAACCTTCCCATAACTCAAGCTTCGAAAGGAGCAGGGGTTTGGGGGGGCAGTACATGGAGGTAGTTGAAGAATTAGGCCTTACTCTAGATGAGTCGCCACCAATCTATTGTAAGGGGAAGATATGTAAAAATGTTAGTTACACGCCACCGGATATGGGCGTTGTGTTGGAGAAATGTAGGAAGAAGATCAAAGATGCAGAAGCGTCAAAGGAAGTATTGTCACAGTTTAGTTGGGGTTTATCTAAGGAGACAGTGGATAAATTGGAGCATGAATCACTTGGTGTATTACGCACTAGTGTCGTTCCCCTATCCGAACCTCTAAAGGTCAGAATCATAACTAAGGCTGAGGCATTGCCCTCGTACGCATCTAAGCATATTCAGAAGCAGATGAAGACTTACATCGATCGTTTTCCCTCATTGGTACTTACCACTAGGCCTCTAGAACCTGGCGATTTTCGCAAGGTTTGGGCTTTCGAAAGTACTTTGGAGGAAGATTATTCGAAGTTTAGTTCAAAAGCTGACTTCCGACTTGGCTTCTACCAACACGTCTCTGGGGATTATAAAGCGGCGACTGATAAACTGAACCGTCACTTGACGGAACTCCTTTTCGAAGAGTTTCTCTCGAAATTGGATGTGCCTCTTGAAGACCGTGAAGTATATCGACAAGTCCTTTACCTCCAACGCCTGTATTATCCCGAAAAATATAGGGAGAGACTTTCAACTGAATTCCCTGATTTGAATGTCGAGCCTGTCAACATGGCCGACCCAGATCACCCGAAACCCGGTTTCGCGGTCGATCAGGTCAATGGTCAATTGATGGGATCCATTCTTTCGTTCCCGATATTATGCTTAGCCAACCTCGCTTGTTACAAGCTTGCGCTGGAAGAGTATCTTAATCGTGGGATGGGGAACAGGAAGAAGTTCCGTGTGTCAGTGTTTAAGTTACCTGTATTGGTGAATGGGGACGACATTTATTTCCGATCAAACCCAGAGTTCTATGCGGTTTGGTTGAAGTATATAACCCTCGCCGGGTTTGTATTATCAACAGGAAAGAACTATGTCCACCCTACGACCTTTACTATTAACTCACAATGTTTTCACTATCACGCTGCGACCGACAAGCTCACCGAACACACCTACCTAAATGTTGGCCTACTAATAGGTCAATCAAAGGGTGGGAAGTTTGAAGATGTGCTGCCGGTTTGGGATTTGTACAATAAGGTAATGTTGGGCTGTCACAACAAAGTTGACACGCACAACCGATTTTTGTACTACCACAAAGACATCATTAATGATGCAAGTAAGCATGGATTTCATAATTTGTTTCTGCCTAAGAAGTTGGGCGGACTAGGATTTGTGTATCAGCACCCGGACATCAAGTTCAGGGTTACACAGAAGCAAAGGCAACTTGCTACGTTCCTCGATAATGAGATTAAAGCGGTATTTCATAAGCCTCAAGTAGGTGATATGGTACTGTCTGGTATTTCTATGATCGATGCGAATGCTCCTAAAGTCCGGACCCCCTATGAGGGGGAACCAATCTGGCAATCGATACTAGTGGATGAGCCCGTCCCGGAAGGTTTTCAAGACCCTAAGGATGAGCGGGCTCCCGTTGTATTGATGTCTCATACTGTTGAAAATTTGAATCAACCAAAACTCGTGTTTCGGTCTCTAAATGGCAAAACTATGAAGGCGTTTTATTCCTCAATCCGCTATCGCGGTAAGCAGGATTACTATGACCTAGAGAGTGCTATTAAGGGGAAGTACAAGTACAGGTTGGTCAAGTCGATAGTTTATGACCAGACTTCTAAGGCGGATAATCTTGTAACGCTAGTTGTCGGTGAGTTAATGGATGACATGTTGGGTCGGCTGGCTGCCGACCCTGCACCTTTACAGGGGGCTCTTTCGTAGGGCCCCCTGTGAGGTGTACATGTCTCTCCTTGCTGCTCCCGCTGCCTTAGCTCTTGCGACACAAGTTGGGAACGCCGTTTCCCGATCTGTGATCAACGCGAACAAGAAACAACAGAATAAACAAAGAAAGAAAAGAAGTAAAGCACAGGCAAATTCATCGAATAGTGTACAAGGCCCGAACAAGCGCATGGGCCTGTCTAAGTCCCTCGGAAGTCAGTCACCCTTTTTCAAGGCAATGACCGACCCGTTCGATCCTGAAGTAATGGGATGCCAGGTTCCAG